GGCTGCGTGCGTGTGCCTCCAAATGCTCCAGCTACTTCAAAACGAAAGTCCAACGGACCAAATGCGCCCTGAGTAGAACTGCCAACAATCTCGCTTCGCTCGGTGATAACATACAAATTTTCACGCGCAGCAAGCGACGATATCCTACTTGCAAAAGCATCCGCAGGCTCTATCTGAAACGCCCGAGAGTTATCTGTAGTGTATGTTGTGAAACCAGGCTCCTGTTCAAATGGGCGCTCATTAAAGTAAAAGAAACTTCCTATCCTAGACGCCCAAATCCTGGCTGGAGTTTCTTGGTTTCCACCAAATATAAGGCGGCCCTGATACGTAGTAACAGTAGTGGGCCATCCACGATAATCGCTCCAAGAAGACTCTTCCCAAGATGTACCAGGCGCTAGGCCGTATGTACCAGCAAGGGGAAGAGTGCTCGAAACAGACATCACCACACTAGTATTGGATGTAAAAGAGATAACTCTGGCCGAACCAGTTGAGCCGCTAGAACTAAATTTAAAAACAGCATTAATATGAGTTATGTTAAAAAATGGAGTTGAAGACGTAACAGTGATGTTACCAGTCGTACCACTTGTAGTAAGAGTAGGACCACCAGACCCTAGAGCCACAATCGGTCTAAACGGGTAGACTTCATGGATACGTAATCCATATTCAGTAGTTGCAAAACCATATAAAGTCTTAGCAATAAAACTACTACCGCTAGGAAAAATAACTGCTGGAATAATTCCGTATCTCCAAACTAATACCATTACGTCGCCCACCTGAGTGTAGTGAACGTTCTCTGGATCAGGAATAAAGTTGTATGCTGATGTATTGATTGTGTTAACTGCACCAGTATCTACATCGTAAATAAAAGCACCTTTGTGAGGAATATCATTGGCTAAGTAGCCTGCGCCTAAAATAATTATCTTTCTAGCACCTGTGCTTAGTATGTAAGGAATACACTTAACAGCTTGCTTATAATCTGGCGGCGGTGAAAGATATTTCTGCATATACCCGTTAAGAGCATCTTGCAGTTGATCCGTGGTTGAAAGCTTACGTGTGCCGTTTCTTTTAAAAGCACCGCCCGAAATCTTAGGAATAAAGTTCTGCATCTTTAAACAGGCATTACTAAACTCTTGTGCGTCGGAACGTGCGACGAGTTTCTCTGACCATTCGCCGGCAGAGAAATTATTTACTAAAGCATTGAACTTCATTTCTAAAACCTCGAGTTAAAAAAGTCTCGCGCCCAAACTGTTTGCACCGAACTCTCTTGCGCATCAAATGTTCGCGCATCTTTAAGTGCGTTCTTATACTCTTCTGCAAGAAGCTGCTTAAGCGTAGTGCTCTGAGTAAGAGCGTAGCAGATGTCATGCGCAAGCTTAAGAGCCAACACTTCATCAAAAACTGAATCGTAAATAGTGGTGTCTGTAATCTTTGCTATATAAGTAAGAGAAAGAGTTGGCTCAAAACAAAGGATTTTATTTCCCTCTTTTCTCCACTCTGTAGTGTCGTCTAGTTCAATAATGCTAAGAACTCTTAGACAATCGGCTGGAATAGTAAATGCGTGGGTGTAATAGAAAGCGGGTGTAGTCGCTGTTGCCAACTGCACCCGCTTAATTGCGAAGTTCCATGGGTGCGATCTGAGAAGATCATCTCTGACCTTCACATACTGCTCCGAACACAACCTTGCCTCAGGAGTATTGTCAGTAAGTGCTGTAATTCTCTTAGCTCCGATCTTTACCAAAGCACTATTGCAGATTGCTACATCACTTACTGCCACGTTAACCTCCGATTAAATGTATGTGTAAATAACCCAAACCTGAATCTTCAGCCCAGCCGCTGCTGTAGTAGCCACCGTGCAAGTCAACTGATAGAACGTATCCTCAGATAACTCTTTGCCGAGGTCAGCCGCTCCAGCTGGAGTCAAAGCCTTAACAGCTTGTCCGCCAGCATTGGCCGCTGCGATCAACGACGTGGTGTTTGAAGCAGTTCCAAGAGCAAAAGTACCGGTGGTTCCCAAAGACGGAGCGATAACAACCGCTTCGTGGATTCTAGCACCAGCGGGAATCTTGATGCCCAATCGGATTACATCATTCACCGCAGCGTTTGCAGTAAATGTGTACTCGTCATAAGCAACTTGAAGCTCACCGCCCACTTCACCAGGAGCAATTTTTTCAGAAGGTACGTTTACGTAAGCCTTCGCGTAATTTAATGCATTAAAAACAGCCATTTTATCCTCCTAGATAATTAAGCTTCGTTACACTGAATCTCTACGACTTTAGCTTCTTCCATACGAGTAGCACCAATCGACATCATTGCATATACTTGCATTGAGTAAGACTTGTCTGCACGCTCGCTGATTCGAGAAACCATGTCTTGTCCGATTGCCAACAACAATGCAGGCATAGAGAACGCAAACGCTCTTCTAAAACCAACAGTTGAAGAGCCAGATCCAACAGCACCAGTAGTCGGGCTTGCAGTGGCCCATGCCGCACCAGACGCAACAGTTGCTAGGCGCTCAATACGAATGAACTCAAAGCCCATGAACGTATTAACTTCCCCCTGAACCAACGCTTTAACAGAGTTGAAATCAGAAGAAGTCACTTCAGTTTGTCCCAACAAAGAGTCAATTTGTTTTGCAGAGCAAACCAAATATCTCTTCTCTGAAGGATCAACTTCTTGCTCGTCCATGATTCTTTTTACTGCACGCAGTGTTCGTACGTTCAAGTTAGTGAACGAAGTTCCGTTGTTGGCAGCGTACTTCTGGCTGTTTGGGTGAACAACAACAGTAGATCCAGTCTCACCAGCGTAAGCGTTTCCAAGAGCAGCAAGGATAATCTCATCGTCCATTGCTCTACCCATCGCCCACATAGCTGCAATAACGTACTCTGATTGAGGATCTTGCAACATACGGATTTTATCCTGACTGTCGATAAGATCAGCCCATTCATAGTCCTCAAGAGTAACACGTCTACGTGAGTGAGGTGTGTCGAGTTGTGGAGTTGGGCTGTGGCGACCAACTTTTTTAACAGCTGATACTGAACCAATACGGTCATAGAAAGCTGCTTTTCCTACCTGTGACTCGTTACGTACAGCTGCACGCAAACGAGATCCTTTCTGCTGTGATAAGTGAAACACGTTCGCAGAATACTGCTGAACAAATGCTTCTGTAATTTGAATAGACATACAGTCCTCCTAAATTTGTTAATAGATTTCTTCATTGAATTGCCCGCGCAAACGGATTCGACTCTAGTCAGTGGCCCTAGAAAGCATGAAGAGATCCATAGAAGGATTGCCTCTGCTTACTATGGTAGAGCAAAGGCCATGCGTGTCAACTCATTTTCTTGTGGACATATCAAACAGGCGGGCCATCTCTTGTACCGCAGCCTTGTGGTTTGGATGGTCTGCAATAAAATAAGGATGTGATGGGTTCTTCATTATCTTATTGATCTCCTCTTTTGCCTGAGCCGGAGTCATAACGCCAGGGGCACCTGCGTCGCCGCCAACAACTGTATCCTCTTTAAGAGTATCGCCAACCTTGGCTAGCAGCTTAACTAGACGAACGTCGTTACCAAGACCAGTCTTGTCCAAATAAGCAATCATGTCAGCGTCTGCAAACTTAACAAGGGCCTTTCGCGCCGCGGTAACATTTTTTTCAAAGGCGGCCCCCCACTCTTTCTTTAGCCCCTCGACTTCCTCAATGCGGCGACTTTCTAAAATTTTAAGGGCCTCTTGCTCTGCGTTTGCGTTGATCTCTTGATACCAGTCTGCAAGAGCCTGCGCCTGTTTAGGCAGAATGCCGGCACTGTGCGCAACCTTTTTAAAATTCTCAATAAAGTTTTTATCCAAAGTAGCCGACTCTTTAAGCTCTACTTGATAATCCTCTAACTTCTCTGGCAGTCCAAGTTTAGAGTAAACTTTTTTCCAATCTTCTTCTGTGGCGTGTTTGCTTGGTACGGGGATCTTGTCTGCACCAATTAACTTTTGTGCATGGACGTAGGATTTTGCCAAGGTAGAAACATCATTGATCGTTCTGAGAGAGGCATCTTCCTGTAACTCAGGAGGTAGCGCCAATTTCCAATCTTGAACATTTGTCCCTTTGGGAGCATTACCAGGACTAGCAGCTGCCGCGGGCGCTCCTGTTGAATTTGCTCCAGCTCCAGAATCTGACTTCCCTTCGGAAGGCGGAGATCCGCTTCCTCCTGTAGGTGTAGTAAGTAGACTTCCTGCTGCTCCACCTGCCGCTTCCCCTGCTTTATCTAAAAGCAACTCTTTACTCCTGAGCATAGTTTCTCATCCTTTCACGTAGCTTTGCTACATCTAAATTAAGAATATGTAAGATCCTTAGAATGACATTTCTCTCGCCTTCGTTAAAAGCCATCTGCAACGAATCTTTATCAAATGTAGATGACAATACTCTGTGAACGGCGACAAGATCATTCAACACCTCAATACCTTCAGGCGAGTCAAATACTTTTTGGTAGAGGGATACCCTACCAATACTTTTCTCTTCTGCTGACGCCAAACTATACCCCTTCTTCCTGCGCGGCTTTTTGCAGTACCGGCGCTGCTTTAACCATCATCTCCGCCTCTTGCATCTCTTTCTGCATCTCGGCCTGTTCCTGCTGTGCTTCCGCACGCTGCTGCCTTATCTGCTGAACCCTTGCAAGGGGTCGGATAATCTCCTGTGGGAAGCCGTAAATTTCAGCGATAACCTTAACCGCTTTCTCTGCGTCGATCAAGTCAATGACGTTCGGGTCCATTTGCAAGAATGGAGCAGCCGCCTCGATTGTTCTAAGAATACTCTGCCCCTCAGATAGTCTTTGAGACTTCGCAATCATAGAACTATAGCGAACATCAAGCTTCCTTCCCGCAAGTATTGGAGGAATCGCCTCGCGTGGAATCTTTCCACGTCTAAGTAAAATAGCAAACACTCGGTCAACCAACGGCCTTAAAAATTCAGACTGCTGTCTTCCAAGCATCGGACCAAGAAGACGCATCTTCTCTTCCGTTCTTTGCAAAACTTCTGTCGCAGTCATCATAGGCCCCTGCTGCAACTGCAACTGATCCACATAAAATGCTTCGCGGATCTTGGTGCGCTTTCTATTCTGAATCTCAAAACCAAAATCAATTCTAGTGTCGTTAAATATTGGCTTGATAGAATCTGTTCCGCTTCTCTTATAGTTAATACCGCCAGGCCTTGTTATAATAGGAAGAACATAACCGTCATCAGGCAACTCAATAGGAGGATCAATTACCTTGGCTGCACCATTAAGAACAATTTCCTCCATCTTATTGATAACCTTTACCTCTGGTAAAGCAATCATTGCAGGGCTTGTTCCGTAAATTTCCCCTGTGCCCTTGGACCAGCGTGGAGTTACATAAGGAAACTCCTCAAAACCACCAACACGTAACTCATGGTCATGGTCGATAAGTACATACTGAGACACAAAAGGAGGGCCACCGTCATCAGCACCAGGGACATAGCTGCGCGGATATACCGCATGAACTATTTTAAACTTTTCGTTTTTTCCTTTCTCAAATGCCTCACGAACTTTGGCAGGGCAATTATCTGCGCCAAACTCATTTACGATTTTATCAGAAGACCACTCCCACTCTCTGTAAATTTGATTAACTTGTCCCAAATGATCTTCGGAAATAAAAAACTTACCAATAAAGTGTGAAGAGAAACGAACATCTTTTTCATCATCTTCTTCAATTAACATCGCAGACGTTCCGAATCCGCAAAGATCCATGTACAACTCGTGTACTTCCGTCTGAAAGTTAGAATTGTTAAGCGTGTTGTGGATCATTCTGGTAATTTCTTGCAGGAAGATTCTTACTGAATCATCTTTGTCAAGTACTGAGTTGCCTGTCGTAAGCTCAAACCACATGGCGTTTGGATTAGTAAGCATCCCATGCAAAGCCCCAGCAAGTAGCTCAAGAGAGTTCATTCCCGTACTGTCTAAAATCTGAACATTTCTTTTCTGCCCAGGGGAGCGCTGTGTGTTGACGGTGTTTTTCCGAGGGTACATATAATCGGCAATCTCTTGCCACTGAGTCTCAAAGTTCGC